ATATACATTTGATACATAACAACATAACTATATACTATACGCATTTGATACATAACAACCTAACTATATACTATACACATTTGATACATAACAACCATAACTACTATTATATATATTTGATACATAACACCGAAAAAAAAATGATTTAAACATTTAAAGTTATTTTATAGTAATTCGTATGCCTCTCACTAATGCTGAAAGACAAGCAAGATTCAGACAAAAGAAAATAGATGAATTAGGTATTGATAAATACAATGAAACACAAAGACAAAGATATCACGATTATTATTATAAAGATAAACCTGTTATTATTAAACCTGCTGAACCTGAAATCCCTGAAATCGTTAATCTTAAACCTCTCGGGAAAAAGGTTAAAACTGTCAATAAAAGTGAATTGACTGATATCACTATTAAAAATTATACTAATACAATTAAAAAACTTTATAAACATTACACGAATACTGACTTACCTGACGATTGTGATATTATCAAATGTCTTAATTCTGAACCTTATAAAACTAAAAAAATTAAAACTGATTTCGCATTTCTTCTTGATAATACTACTCTCGAAGATGTCATCATTACATTTAATAAAAATCTTAAAAATATCTATTGTGTTTTCACACGAGTTCAAGGTTTCGCTACTGTTGTCAAAAAACTCTATCCTTATATTATCAAAGAAAGAGAAGAATATGAAGCTAAACGAGGACAAAGACAAATCCCTACCGATGTCATCTCCGCTATCTCATTTAAAAAAGAAGATGTTATCGATAATGTTAATAAAGCTCAATTAGATGATAATATTAAACTTATCGCATATTTATATCTACTTATCCCTACTCGACGCATTAATGATTATCGTCTCACTAAAATTTCTAAAACTATTCCTGATGATACCTTTGATAATTCATTTAATTATTATTTCGATAACAAAATTTATATTTTCAATACTAAAAACAAAAAAGTTATGACTATCGACTTACCACCTGAAATTACCTCTTTAATTAATCTTGATGATGAATTTATGCTTGGTAAATTATATGTTGAATGTAATCTCACTAATCTCTTCAAACGTATTATGATGAAGATTTATAAACTTCAAATTAATATTACCCTTATGCGTATCCTTTATGCTACCCATTTGAGAAACTCTAAATTATCTGGTTATGATTGGAATAAACAAGCACAAATTATGGGACATAGTCTTAAAGAAAATATTATGTATTCTGCTAAGGAAAATTAATCTTTTTTCCTTTTTTTCTATTAGTTTTTAATAACTCATTTTGATTTAAAAAAATGATTTTTATATTTATATAGTATATACAAAATGTTTAAAAGAGTGCTTATAACTGATCCACATAATAAAGAAAGAACTTTTATTAAGAATGAAGAAGATTATCAAATTTATAAGGATTTGAAAAAAGGGTATTTTTATGAAATCCTTGGATTACCCGAATATCAAGTTAAACCTTATTTTGACGTTGATGGTCGTGAAAATTTTGATTATAAGATATTTGATGAAATTGAAGAAGACCTTAAAAAAATTATTGATGTCCCTATTTATTCCATGGGAAGAAAAGCAAGAGAAGAAGATGGTGTCATTAAACATTCAAGAAGATATTATATCAAAGCAAGAATTACTTTCTCTAATATCCCAATTGTTTTTAAAGAACTTTTTGATAAATATAAAGGTATTCTTGATGATGGTGTTTATGATAAAAATAGAAAGATGATGCTTCCTTTAACTAATATGAAACTTAAACTAAAAGTCCCTCAATTAAAATTAATTAAAGGAAGCATATTTGATAATTGTGCTTCATGGATTGAAGAAGATTATGAAGATTTGGATTCAAGAATTTCGACCAAAAAAAGTGATGTTGATAAACTACTTGATAGATTGAAAGATGAAGATATTGATGATAGTCAATATGATGGAAAGCTAAATTTTACTGAAATAATGACAAAATTAAGTAAAGAAAGAGCAACAGAATTCAGTGATTGGAAAGATATTGGAATTGCTCTTATCAATTTGAACCATCGTAAAATTATTTCAAGAGGGCAATTATATGACCTATTTGATTTATTCAGTTTAAAAGCAGATAATTATGATGTTAAAGGAGTGAATAATTTTATTGAAACGAACATCCCAAGATTTGATGGAAAAGGTTATGGTATCAAATTTCTATTAGAATGCCTTAAAGTTGATGATGAAGAGTATTATAAAAGTATTACCAAGAAAGATTTATTGATTGAAAGTGCTAATGATGATATTGGAGCGAGTAAAATAGTTGTTGAGTATTATAAAGATATATTAGTCATTTGTAATGGGGTTCTTTATGTTAAATATGAAGATATTTGGGTTTGTGATGTAAAAAGTGTTGATAATATACTTATTGGTTTAATTGGTGCTTTATCAATCAAATTCATTGGAGTTGATGGTAAAAGAAAATATCATTATAATAAATCCATTAAACATATTAGAGATTGTATTGTTTGTATCCATGCTGATACTTCTATTATTAATAATAATTTCTATAAAGATATGATTAATAATAATAAATTTTATCTCCCTTTTCGTGATGGTATTTATTCATTCAAAGATAAAAAATTAATGACCTATAATGACCTTCCTAATATTAAATTCACATTTAAAATAAATAGAAATTTTCCTAAATTTATTCAAGAAGATTATGATGAATTAATTAAAAGGGTTATTAATCCTATTTATCCCATTAAAGAAGAAGCAGAATATAACGCACATATTAAAGCAAGAGCATTAGCAGGTTGTTATAAAGATAAAAAATGGTATGGATATTCAGGTTCTCGCAATTCTGGTAAAGGTACTGAAACTGACCTTTTAAAAGATGGATTTGGTAATTATGTAATGACCTTTAATGCTAAATGTTTAATATTAAATAAACTTTCTAATCCTGATTGTGCGAAAGCATTAAATTGGGTTGTAGATAAAAAAGATGCGAGAATTATAATTAGTAATGAAATTGATAGTGATAATAATACTATACTTAATGGAGCATTTATTAAAACATTAGCATCTGGTGGTGATGAAATGGAAGGAAGAAGATTATATGAAAATAGTGTTTCATTTATTCCTCAATTCACAATGTTCTTATGTTATAATGATTTTAAAAAAGTAGAACCACATGATGCTATGGAAAATTTGGAACAGTTTCAATATAAATCAAAATTTGTTAAACAAGAAGAACTTATTGAAGGTTCTTCATTTCTAAAATTAGCAGATGAAAATATTAAAGATTTCATTAAAGAACCTCGTATTATTGATGCTTACACATTATATATTCTTAATGCTTTTAAAGACCCAAGAATGAAAACTCTTGAAAGTGTTAAAATAACAAGTGAAAATGATGATATTCAAATGCCTATTGAAACCTTTATCATTAAAAACTTTATTAAAACTAATAATCCTAATGATAGACTTCATACTGAAACTATTACTACTATTATTAATGATAATGGATATGATTTTAATAAGATTGAAGTTGGAAGATTAATGAAAAGAATTAATATTGCTAAATTTAATGATAAATGTAATATAAATGGGGAGAGAAAATGTGGATATGATTTTATAAGATATATTGGGGAAAATTAATAGGGTGGTTGAATGGGGGGAATGTAGGGGATGATGTGTCTTAAAAAAAACCCCTATATAAGTTCTAAAAAGAACTCCTTAGGGGGTTTTTTTTAACACTTATCATCCCCTACATTCCCCCCACTTTTTTTTCTCATCTTATTTTAAAATGTTTTATAAATTTATCTTATCAGTATATATACCTTATCAATCTATTATACTTATTGGTTTATAAGCATTCACAAAAAATGTAATATATTAATAGAATGGAACAAATAAGAAACTTAATATATAATGATACTTTAAATAAACAAATGGATAAGTTTAATGAATATTTCGAGGAGACAACAGGATATAAATTTGACGGAGACTTTCAAGCAATACCGAAAGATAATAATTGGTTTAATTTAACTCCTGAGAATTTAAGTGTATATGGTGATATAAAAGATGATGAGATAAGGAAGAAATATAGTATATTTTTGTAATGGAAATAAAAGAATATAGGAGAATATATTATAGAGAATATCGTAAAAAGAATAAGGAGAAAGTAGTAGAATATCAAAAGACATATCATAAAGAATATCGTCAAAAGAATAAGGAGAGAATATATGAATATGATAAGGGATATAAAGAGAGAAATAAAGAGAGAATAAAAGAATATCACCAAAGATATAATAAGGAATATTATAAAAAGAGAGAGGAGATATGTTTAATAAAAATAGAGCATAGGGAAATAATAATAAATTTAAAATAAAAAATGATTTAAGAGTTATTACTTAATAATAAGCAAGGATGTTCGATTTATACTTTTATGACTTAGTGAGAAAGTATATGGAAAGGAAAAAGGACAATCAAGATCTGGTAGATTATACTTTAAGAATGAGAGGAAGAGTACAAAAAAAAAGAGTAAATGATGTATTATTTGAAGTTGAAACTCAAAAAATGGTAAAAAAAATGTACGTACAAACATATTTTGCTGATTATATGGATGAATATTGCGACTATTTCAAAATAAGTTCCCCACAATATGGATATGCTAAAAAAATTTAACCATGATAAATGCCAAGATTAGTACCATTTTTGTCATAATGACCGAGTTGTTTAACATTATCACTACCTTTATATTGTCCTAAACGAACTGCCTTACCAGTTTTGTAATCACCATATACTTCACCTAACTTTTCACCAAGATTGATAGCACCTCCAATGAAATCCATATTAATTCTAATATTAATATATATTATTTTTTAAAATATGCCGAGAGTAGATAGTAAGAGATGTCATTTAATAATAAATAAAATCGTTTGAACCAATTGGAATTGTCATATGTAATTAATTGGAAATGGATATATGAGATGGGAGCATCAAGTATATATTCTTGATACTCATTAATAAGGGATATATTAATAGATTTTATATTTTTGTTAGCAAGTTCAATTTCCCGATTAGTATCATTTGAAAAATTAATGGTAGAGAATAAGGGTATATCACGAGGCATCCAACATATGATATCACCTACTCCCGAATTGGCGGAATATAACCTGCTGAAATTATTTTGAACGTTTGTGTCAAAAACGAGGTCAGTAGTTAATATAATTTTAGAATAGGGTAGCATATTAACAAAAGATTCAGAATAATATTCATTAGGATATATGAGTTCATAAGATGCTTTGGTGAAACCGAAAAGTGATGCACAATTTAAGGGATAAAAGAAGAGATTACCAGCGACAATACCATTACTAACAACTAAATAATATTTATTGAGACTTTTGTTATAATTAAAGGCAATTGGTTTGCTAGTAGATGCCAAAATGGCATTAATAGTATCTCTTAAAAAAACAGGTGTATAACTACCATCAGGAATGGTAATAAAATAATCTACATTAAGATATTTGATTTTGAATTGATTATTTTTGTGATATGTTGAGACATTCAGCATTGAATTAATCATCGAGAAATCGATTAATTTAAATTTAATCTTATCATTACCCCTAACATCAAGATTAATATCAAGTGGAATAGTAAAATTATAATAGAACTCATGTGATTTTTTAAACTCACTAGAATAAAAAATATCCTGTGTTAATGTCATTCTTATTTATATGGAGAGATAGTATTATCGGGGATTAAGTCATCATCTTCAAAAAGAAGACCAATAATAAAATGTCCTGCCCCACTAGTTACATTAATACTGAAACCAGTGTCCCGAGATATAAAACTATCATTAACTTTGATAGTAATATTATTAATAAGTTGAGGAGTTAATGTTAAAGAACTGATATTATTAATAAGCATACCATTAGCACCTAGGTGGGAAACATATAACATTGGATACCCTTCTTTATCACTACACCAAATACTATCAGCATCAACTTGAAGATTTTTAATTTTGATATACATTGGTTTAGCAGTATTTTCATTAGATGTAAATGAAATGACTTTGACATTGGTGCGATTAAATAATTGGAAAGGTGGAACATCAAATGAGAATTCATAAAATATACAAGCACCTGATGTAGCACCATTATTAACACTTGAAGTAGGATAAAAAGAATTTAACCAAATAATTCTTTTCTTTTTATATTGAAATGAAGGAAGAACTCCTTGACGATTAATACTATCACTTTTATCTTGGATATTATATGGAAGTGGATTATATACATATCTAGTATCAAATGACATATTTAACTTTCTAATATAATATTAGAATTATTTTCATCACTAGTAATTGCCAATTTAGCGGGAAAATACATTGGATTATTATCTTTATCATATATGTAATGATTTTCAGGGGCATCGCATTCAACGACTTTTGTTTTAAGATTATATGAGTTTTTAACTGCTTCTAATTCTTCATTAGTAAAATCCATTGCCAGACCTTTGAGGGAACGAATGTGTGCTATAATGGCGGTATGGATGATAAAGGGGTTTTCTTTTTCCACTTCTGAATGAATGATTTTTGCTTGTGCGTAAAGAGTATCATATTGTATTTTATCCTCATCGGTAAAACCATCGGGATAAGGGACTTCTTTTAAAATATTAGATTTTATCATTCTTAAAAAAACAATAGAAAATTATTTGACGAATAATTCTATATTCCAATTCTTATAAAAACGGATACCTCTTTTATCCATACTATTATTGATAATGGTAAGACAGTCATTTTTTTCATCAGTAGCATGTTCGTATAATTCGATAAAATCTTCGATGGAAACAAATCCCGAAATATCTTCAAAAACCTTATCAAGAATTTCCTTATAACTACTACTTTTAAAAATACAATAAATATCAATATTTGTACGTATTACAGGAGGGATTTGCTTAAAAGATTGCGTGGTAAATATTAAATTGGTCTTTAAATGGCGATGTTTAATTGTAAGATTAGATAAGACAGATTTTGCCTTTTTATTAAAAGCACCCATACCAATAAGGTCATCAAAAACAATCCAAGTGATAACTGGTTTGACATCTCCAAAACGCTCATTTGGCGACATAAAGTCATTATCTTCAAGTGATTGTAATTCTTCCGTTTCTAATTGTTCTAAATTTTTAATTCGTCTAAATTTATCATATATTTTTTTATAGTCTAAAAACTTATCATATGTCTCTCCTTTTTCTTTAATATCATCAAGTATTTCCAAAACCAATTCATCGGTATATTCAAGATGTATATCTTTTTCTTGGTCTAATGAATTGAGGATTTTATAAACTTCATTAGCACCACTGCTTGCTGTCGGACAAACTAATATCACTCGCATATCATATTCGACACCATCTTCATCTTTAATTTTGGATTGTTCGTAATATTTTAATAATTGAGTTAATTTATAACTTTTGCCAGTACCTTTTGAACCAATATATAATTGGGTATTAAATAATAATGGAAGAGAAGTATTAGTAGATTGTGGTACTTTTTTCTTTTTAATGATGATAGGTTTATCATCTAAATTATCAACTATTTTTTCAATAATCATCTTATTAATAATTAGGAGAATAATTCATTATGTAAGCGTTGTTTATTACTTTCAATCAGTCTTTTTTTCATTTCATCACGGGAAACCTTCACTTCTTTTTTCATCTTTGGTATTTTAACAACTTCTTCGACGATTTCTTCATCAGTCTCACTTTCTTCAATTTCAATTGTGCGTTTGACTATTTTCTTTCTACGATTAGCAGGAACTCGAACAACCTCTTCAATAATCTCCGGTTCAACCTCTTTCTTATTAATTGGTAGTTCTTTAATCTCCTTTTTAGGTTTGGACGCCTTTTTGGCAAAAGGAACAGGTGGAGGTACTGGTGTAGGAACAACAGTTATTTTTTCAACTGCTTCCAATGCTTGTTGTTCTGCCAATTTGGCACGTGCTTTATCTGCTTTTGCTTTTCGTGCTTTTGCGAGTAGTTCTCCACGAGAGAGTTTTGGTTTTTCAACAGTTTCAGAATCCATCTATTCTATAAAATAATAATAGAAAAAAAATTAATAGAAATCAACCACCTTTAATGGATTTTGGGTTTTAACATCTGGAACATCACGAGTTGAATTATATATAAGTGTTTTTAAAATATTTAAATTTCGACCATCATAATATTCAGTATTGAGACGAGATTTAAAAGCAAATGGGTCAGCGAATTTTTGATTTCCAGTTCTCATATAATTACGACTTATATTTTGTAGTTGTTGAAATGCTGGTTCATTTTGATATGTATTAGCAAGTGATGGTATTCGTGCTATTTTAGCGTCAATTTCAGATTTAAGATTACGATTTAATTCATTAAAAAAAGTCCCATTATTTGTTTGTATTTCCATTTCTAATTAAAGCAAAGATAAATGTTTAGATGACACTGATATTGCGTCCTGCTTGTACGTTAAGGATTTTAGAAAGACGAGCATAAAGAACAGGGGTACAAGTTTGAGAATTTGATGCTCCGGAGAAGTTAGCTTCCCAAGTGATAGTTAAAGTTGAACCGAGTGAATTGAGACCAGAAATCCAGAAATCTTTATTATCTTGAATAGTTAAGTCTTCAATATGGGCAAAATAATACTTACAGAAATGAACGAGAGAGAAGATACAAGCATTTATACCATTGGTTCCAAGGTCAATATGATTATATCCAAGTGCTTTCATGGTTTCAATAAATATTTCTTTTGGCGTAATAAAACCATAATTTAGTGGGCGATTGTTAATTGAGATGCGACTTTCTTTGATTGCTTGTCCGTTACGAAGGAAGAAATAAGAATTCATAAAACCATCACCAAGATTTTCAGTTCGAGTAGAACCAGTATTATTAACTTTTCCAACCGGATCAGCAACTATTTGAGACATACTATAAACGGTTGAACCAGTATCATTAGAACCATAAACAATCATTGGTTTCCAAGTTGAATTTTGATCTGTTTTAGTACAAGTACATATGATTTGGTCAAGTGAATTAGCAGATACATTCCAATTAACATTAATTCCAGAAGATTTAGTAGCAGTAGCAAAGCGAGCATTTAGATAAGAATAAAAACCAATATTAAGACCAGATGAGGTGAGTTTAGATGCTTTAAGGGAATAATATTCATCACTAGCAAAAGAGATGACATCACAAGTAGCATAAATATTATCAAGAGTATATGAACCACCAGCAAGGGTTAAAGAAGTAGCGCCAATAGTAGCGGGAAGAACATATTGAGAGGCAAATTGAATTTGAAGGAAAACATCACCAAGGTCAGAAGTGTCAAGTACAGATGGAGAACAGGAACCAATGAAACCTAACCAATGAGTGATAGCACCATCAACTTTTGAGAGGGCAGTTTGAGCTGCTTTTAGATAACTATCACCAACAAGAACTACATCAGATGTTGAAGTAGGGTCAGCAGATGTGAATTTAAGACTTGGGTCAAACCATTCGCACACATTACGCTTTGAAAGTTGATCAAATGATGAACCTTCCAAATCCATAAGAGTATTATAAAGGAAATTATAAGATGGAAGGATATCAATTGTTTGTCCATTCACGATTAGTGATATACGCTCAATTAGCGAGGAGGAATAACGGGGATGAATAAAGACACCAGTAGTGCCTGATGTGGTGAATTGATAAAAGAAATTAAAAGTTCGTAGATCGACAAGGGAGGAATTAGGGAGTTTAATCGTTATGATGTCATTAGGGGCAATTCCAGTTGTGCGATCAGGTGTCATTTTAACTCCAATACGAGACATATTACCTACCAGTGATTTAATGCGGTAGGATAATGATGTAGGAAAGGAAGAGGTAATATCCGTCATTTATATCTAATATTATTATAAGATATTATTTCAGAAATGAAATTGGAAGTGGATGATTTATATATTGATTGTAGTGATTTAATAAAAGAAGCAAATGACCTATATAAAGAAGCATTAAAAAAAGAAATAGAAAATAGTTATTTAGCATATTTTGAGAGTATGAATAAATATATTAATTCTTATACAACATACCGAGAGAAATTATTAAAGACCTATATAAAGGACTTGAAAGAAATAATTAAAGAGGGAATTCAGGAATAATATAATTATTATTAGTAAAATCTCGCAACTGCTGGCGATATTGCTTAATTATTTCTAATTTATCAGCAGTAATAGGATAATCAATTAATACATATTTATCTGATTCTGCTAATAATTGGTTTCTTTTCCATATTAAACTAACTCTTTTTAATTCTGGGTCTTCCCCTATTATTTCTTTTTCTTGCTCTGCGAAAACTTCGTTTGCTTCCATTATTATTATAATAACATTTATTTATCCTGAAAATTTGACATTAAATTGACCACCATATGTAGCATTTTGTATTGTTATTTTAAGTGCATTAACACCGCCAGAATTCCAAACGTCGGCAACATCTATGGTATTGGTTCCGCCGTTAGGATTTCGCATATCGCATATAGTTTGATAAAATCCACCACCTTGACCTAAAAATATACGACCAAACCAAACGGCATTTTGTCCTAAACAAGTAATAGCAACACAAAGATATGAAACCGTGCTTATATCTTGCCACCATGCATTTGTTGGCATATACCAACCCGGACCATTAGTTCCATCAAATGATGTTCTATAATCTAAAGTAGTCCCATAATTATGATAGTTTCTTGACCTTGTTAAACCACCTGTAACTAAATTTCGCAATAATGATGCATCTCCATTATTATCGATAGTAAAAGTATTAACATTAAGATTATAAAACTTATGCCAA